CCATGTTCATCTGGTTCAGATATTTCAGCAATTCCCTACCGACCTGGATGAGGGCGTCTTTCCAGGTCATGCTCTTGCTGATGAGGCCGTCGATGATGCCGCTGAAGCCCTTGCCCAGCGTTTCCTGCGCGCGGCGGATGGCATCGCCGACCTTGTCGAACTGCTCCTTGACCTTGGCGACCTTGCCGCCCTTATTGCCCTTGCCACCGCCGCCGATATCGTCGAGAGCATCGCCGGTCGCGGCAAGTGCGGCATTCATATTGAGGACGGCGGGCGTCGATGCGGTGAACGCCTTCCCGATCTCGCCGATCGGATCGCTTGCCATGATTTCCGCGATCCGCCCATTGCGATCGGAGACCGCTTTGCCCAGCTCGTCGGCAAAGGTGTTCTTGAGAGGATCGAAGAGACCCTTCGACGTATCGGCCCCCTCTATATTGACGCCAGGTATCTTGTTTGCCAGTTCGATGACCTGGTTGAGGGCGGTCTTCGCCGCTTTCACCATGACGTTCACGCCGTTGATCACGGCATTGACGGCACCCACGACAGCGGCGCCGATGATGTTCGGAAACTGGCTCCACACCACTTTCACACCCTCGAAGCATGCGCGGAACGAATTGATGATCAGGTTCGCGCCGTCCTTCACGATGCCGATGACATCGACGCCGATTGCCTTCTGGACCTCGTCGCGAAACAGATAGAGGGCGGCAATCGCCGCCGTGATGCCGAGCACGATGGCGGTGAACGGATTGGAAAGCATCGCCGAATTGATCATTGCCATCGCGGCCATGGCGGCCTGCCCGATCATCGTGAAGCCGGCGACTATCGAAGCAAAGATCGCCGGCGCGAAGGCGACCGCCAGACCGGTCCCGGCGATGGCCGCCGCAGTGGCGACCACGTCGAGATGATCGCCGATCGCGTCAATTGCTGCCGTGATCCGGTCAATGACCCCGGTCATCATGTTCCCCGCGCCGCTGAAGCTCTGGACGATCTTGTCGAAGAACCCGGAAGTCGCCGCGCCCAGATTGCCGAGCGATTTGGTCAATCCTTGATAGCCAGCCTCGGCAACACCTTTGACCTGAGATTCCAGGGCCTGAAGCACGACCTTCTGCGCACCGAGCTTGTCGTTGGCCGCCATCAGCGACTTGACCATCGCGTCCTGGGCGTCGGTAAGGCTGATGCCTCGCTTGCGCAGCATGGCAAAACCGGCGATCGGATCGTCGAGCGCACGAGACAGGCCTTCCAGGTTGTTGCGCAGATCGCCTCCCCAGGCGGCCGACATGTCGTCGGCAAGTTCGATCGCCCGGAAGAACACCTCGTTGCCGAAGTTGAAGGATGCGAGGTTCGCGCCGACCGCCATCACCTCGTCGGCTGCGCGACCGGTGCGGCGCTCCAGCTTGTCCGCCCAGTCGGCGACCTCCTTTGCGCTCGTCCTGGCCGCATTGCCGGAATTTGCGAGAGCCTGGTCGAGCTTGCGACTGGCCGCGTCCATCTGCTCGACGTGCCTCATGGCCGCGCCGATACCGGCCGAGAACGCAGCCACGACGGCTGCGAGACCGATCTTGGCCGCCGATGCGAACTGCGCAATGCTGGCATTGGCCTCCTTCAGGCCATCCTGAAACTGCGCTGTGTCGATGCCAAGGTTAACCCGCAGCGCGCCGATGACGGCATTGGTCATGATGGCTTACCCTTGAACGATGAGGCCCAGGCTGAAAATGCTGCAAACTCATTGCGCCAGTCGGGCGAACGGCGCATGACCGGCGCGCCATGCAGTAGCGATTTGAGCGGCGTGAACTTCTTCGGCTTTTCCGGGGCGTAGGCGGCGAGGTATGCCGTGTGCCAGACAGCCCATGCCCGTTCGTTGTGCTCGCGGCGGAGCCGGTTTGCGGTCCCCAGGAGGACATTCTCGATCTCGCGCAGCGTCAGGCGCCAGAACAGTTCATAGGGCTGACCGGCTTCGACCCAAGAGGCAGTCAGCGACGACCAGTCTATTCGGCCGTCGCCTTCCGAGGGCGGCCTTCACCGCCCTTCGCCTCCGGCGAGGCCGCCGTGAAAGAGTCTCCGACCAGGCGGCCGGCTTCGGCCATCCCGATATCGTCGATGATCAACCCGACCTCCTTGATATCCAGCCCCTCATGATGCTCCTGCAAAGCGCCCCACATCACCGCGCGCATCAGTTTGATGGTCGCAGTCTCCTGGCTGCTCAGAAGCTTACCGACCTCGGAGATCGTCCTGCCGGTGGCGTCCTCGATCTCGCACATGGCGTTGACACCAAGCTTCATGGTCCACGATTTGCCGAGCGCCTTGAACCCGACCTCGCCCTTTTGCCGGTTTGCCATTACGCGGCCGCCACGGCTGCGGTTTCGGCGGTGGTGGCGACCGTGCTGAAATCGTCATTGGCACCGGTCACCGCACAGGTGACCTTGTCTCCGACATCGCCGGCGACAGGCACATAAGAAGCTCCTGTCGCGCCGCTTTTCGGCGCGCCGTCGACCTTCCACTGATAGGTCACGGTCATGGCGCCGGCCCATGCGCCTCCGTCGACGGTGAGCGGGATGCCGACCTTCGGCGTTCCGGCGATGGTGGGCGCAATGAGGTTGATCGGCGCAGCCGGTTCCGTAACGACCGGCTCGCCGGAAACCTTGAGCGTCAGAGTGGCGGTCATCTTGTCATCGTTGGGAACATCTTTCTCGTATCCGCCACGCGAACACATGAAAATGATCTGGATGCCGTTCGGGAACGTGATGCGGGCAATAAGGCGCTTGCCTTTGATCGAGATCAGGAAGCGGTCCGTCTCCGAGCCTGGTACGTAATTCATCTCGAATGACGCTTCTCCTGCATCCGTCAGGCCGGGAATGTATTCCCGATAGCGATTGGGGGACTGGAAATGCGACGCGTCCACCTGGTCGTCGGTATCGGACGGCGGCGTCGCGCTATAGGTTTCCATGATGTAGGTGAAAACGGCCGGCGTCGATGCAAGGGCGATTTCAAGCACGGTGCCGTAACCGATACGGGCCTCTGTGTCGCTCATGGTCATGCTTCCTTGTGTTTGACGATGATGTCGATGGACTTGCGAAAGAGCCTCGCAACCTCGCCGGCATCCGCTGCCGGGAGATCACGTTCGCCGTCGATGAATATGCCTTGGATGATCCCGCCCCGGTGGCCGGACAGGTGCGAGACGATGCTGCGAGCCATGGCTGCAACGCCCTCGTAGGTTTTGTCGTAGCAGTCGATTTGCACCCGGCTTTCGACAAGGCCGGACGGTCCCTGAAAGTGGTAGTCACGGATCCCGGTGATGCGCTGCAGGATCGCATACGGCGGTTTCTCGCCCTGCGGCGCCGCCAGCCAATAGCGCTTGCCGCCCGCCAAAAATGCGAGCAGGCCGGTCAGCACGGCTTCCATGGCTATTTCCTTTTGGCCGATTTTCTCGCCAGGCGCTGCGCGGCCTTCATGATCTCATTGCCGAGTTCGCTGGCAATGATATCCAGCGCCCGATCCTGATTGGCATCCCACGCTGGCCGCATATATGGTTCGGCTGCTTGATGCTCATTGCCGAATTCAGCCTGCGTGGCCTGGGCCAGCCCGCCAGCGCCGACAAACACTTCGGCGCTGGCTTTGTCGTTTTGGAACATCTTCCTGTGCAGCTTCGCTTGCCGCCGGGTCAGTTTGGTGCCGATGCCGATCGATATCTGCAGGGCGCCGGTCAGTACGGGAACCTTGATCTCAGCATCATCGGCGATCGGTTGCCCCGCCTTCTTCAGCGTCCGCCGCAACACCGCCTTACCGGTCGACTTCGGAAGCTCGCCGAGGGCGCGATCCAATTCGCGTAGGCCATCAACGGTGACGGCCCTAGTTGCCATCGGGGTCATCCGCCCTTGCGATGGCGTCGATCTCGGTCACAACGCGTCGGCCGATCTCGCGCGGCGGTGCGATGATCTCGTATTTTCGGCCCTCGTAGACGAGGCGATCCTTCACGGTTACGTCCGCGCGATACCGTATGTGGAAAGTCATCACAGACGTGCCTGCAAGCTGAGATGCGGCGACGCGCTCAGAGCCGCGCTCCGGCCGCTGCTGCGCCCATACGGTCGCGACATCGGCCCAATCCACGATTGGCTCGTTATAGTTATTCCGGCCCGTTTCCGTCAGGCGGCGGATCGTCAGGCGGCGGTCGAGCTTTCCGGCGCGCATCAGGCGCCCCGACGGAAATTGCAGAGCAACGCGTCCGTCGCGACA